TCCTTGAACGCGCGAAGGACGCCGTGGCTCTTCGGCACGGCATGGACGGTACGCTTTTCCACGGGGGTCTCCTCGGTGGGGGTCTCAATCGCCTTGACGGGTGCGGAACGCTCCAGCACGGACCGCAGTTCGGCTTCCTTGGCCTGGACGCGCTGCACGAACTCGATCCGCTCGCGGAGCTTGTCGGCCTTCACTTCGAGCGAGCGGAGCGACGCCTCCTGCTCCTCAGTCATCGGGGCCGCGTCTTCGCCCTCGGGGGCGTCCTCGGTCATCGCCTCCATCTCGGCGACAACGGCAGCCAGTTCATCGAGCAGAGCCTTGAGCTTTTCGACAGCCACGTGAGCGTCTCCTGTGTTCGGGTATTGCGGCGACCGATGCCGCCGATACCCTCACGCTATGGAGACACGCCCCAACCCTTGCAGAAAAAGTTGGGCGGGCAGTAAACGAACCCTAGCCCGCCTTCGCGCGGCGAACCTCGACCGCGGGCAGCACGTGCTTGTCCGTGCAGCCGCAATCGCGGCAGCGCAAGTACCGAATTTGGTACTCCCCCTGCCGCTGGCTGGATGCGACCAGCAACCGGCCCGCGCTGCACTTGGGGCAGGAATCCCCGCTTCTAGCGGCCATGCGTCCTCAAGAAGTCTTTGATCTCGCCGATCTTCCCGATGGCGGCAGTGTGCTTCGCAATCACGTGGGCCTGCCGCTTGAGGAACTGATCATAGGAACGCTTGGCAACCGCCACGTCGCTGTCGGGGTAGGCCGGGAACGTGGTCGGGGAAACGTCAATCAGCGAATCGACCCGCTTGATCGTCCGCACGCTGCGGCCCTCTTCCATGCTCCACTCGTCACCACCTGACGAGACTTGGAACGCGAACGACGAGCCCTTCACGATCCCGGCCCGAATGTTCGCGGCGATGTCGCGGCCGTAGGTCGTGTCGGGCACCGGGAACTCGTACCGCAGGCCCACGTCGTCCACCGTCAGCCGCAGCGTCTCGGGGTAGCGAGCGAGGGGGAAGTTGGGGTCGTGGTTCCACAAGGCCCGGGTCTGGAGCGGCTTCTTGCGGCCGCGCCGCTCGGAGACAAGCCCGAACGCGCCGGGGTCGAGGCGCTCCACGAAGTCGCCCAGGTCGAGGGACAAGACGCCGAACTTGGCGGCATACCCGACGATCCACTCGCGGGACTCGTTGCTGCCTTCCTCGCTCCGCGTCTCGACAGCGAGCAGCGGCGTGTCGGATTCGATCTCGTCAAGGATTAGGGATCGGCGTTCGATGTTGCCCATAGTGTTCCGGTGCTCCTCGTTGGCGGCGGTCGCCTGCTCGGCCATCTTGTTCCTTCTTTCACTCTAGCCCGCGCGCGGCGTTCTCTTGCACACTAGGGCGGCGCGGCACTCAGTAGACTCGCCCCTTCTCGGCTGGCGGCTCGTCTACGGAGAAAACCGCAACACCCAGACGATCTTTGAGCTGACTTGCCACGAAAGACGCTTGTCCGCCAAGAGACGGCGAGTAGTCGCCGAGAATCCCCTCGACTAGAGACGCGAGTATTCCGGAGAATCTTTCATCTTCGCCGGTAACAACAACGGGACTTGAAAGCGTCACCTCGTACTTTTCGCCAGCAGAGCCAATTGTTACGGAAGCCACTTCATCCCTTTCTTCGCTGCGATCGAGTTTTATTAAGAAGCCTTCCTGTCGAAATTCCTACAACAAGGTCAAACCATTCTGGGTCAGCTGCAGCAAAAGCTCTCGCATCTTTTGCGAGGAGTTCCAAGCCTATGGAAAGCACTTCTGTTGCGCCGTAAGTGGTGAACCCAGACTCCGATGTTTTCCCGTTGCCCTCATACCTCTTGCCTGCGTAGTGCGCGATGCTTTCAGCGTACTGCGAATCTGCGTCTGGCTTTACCCCGTATGCAGCCCGCACAGCTTTAAGAAAATCGTCAGGAGAGCCCTTCTCATCAGTGCCGTACCCGTAACCCTGAAATTTGGCGGAAAACGAAACTGCCTGCTCGCCAGCCACGCGGCTCTGCAAGAAGTCATGGCACAACCTAGCGGCCTCTACGTTGCCGTGTTCTATCTGGTGGCCAAACTCGTGTATGACTGTTGACGCCGAATCCGTTGGCGACAATTGAGTCCTGCCAACAACAGCGCGAACGTCCGACGAGCCTCCGTGAATGCTCTCGTACGACTCCGCAGTGCCAGCAGCATTTGCGCGAACGCCATCCTTGTATTCGATTGGCCCTTCTAATGCCCGCGTGTGAATGGTTGGGTTGACTGCTGATCGAAGAAATTCCTGCGCCTGCACGCGAGATTCGACAGCGGACTCTCTCTGTGATAACGAAATGCTTTCTGGCAATCCTTGCTCTTGCGCCCACTGAGTGATCTGCGATCCGGACCTGTGTGTTTGCTCGACGGCGTCTAGGCTCCTCTTCCTCTGCGCTGTCGTCAGGCCGTCTTCCTTGTCAACGGCGGCCGACTCTTTTGCGAGAGCCTTCGCTACGGCTGTTCGCATTTCATGCCGCGCCTTCTCGCGATCCTTCCGCGCTTTTGCCTCTGCCTTTTCGAGAGGCTCGATTGCTACCCTTTCGTCAAGCAGTTCTTGACCGCTTTCTCGCATTCTCTGCGCGAGCGCTTCGTTTTGTGGATCAGCCATAACTTGCTTGACGAGCGATTCGTGCTCTGCCGAAATCTTGTCAACAAGAGCGAGATGGTCATCGAGTTTTGCTTTCAGCGGAGCGTGCGCGTCCCACTTTTCTTGAAACTTCGCCTGAGCCTTAGCCTCTGCAGTTTCAATGGCCTTTCGCATTTTGTCGAGCGCCTTCTTGTGCTCCTCTCTCGCGGCCTTAACAAGCGGCCCGTCCCCGGGCTTCGCCTGCTCAACGCTGCCAGATGACCCGCCGCCAGACGCGCCGCTGTCGCCAGCACCAGCCCCACCGCCCCCCGCGCACTTATTCCCAGGCTTGAACCCACCGGCCCCAGTGCCGCAGTCGCGAGCGGTTGCGGCTTGCTTTCCCGCACGCATCGCCCTCGTGATCTTCGGGCTCTTTGGGTCGAAGGATCCGCTGTTGCCGGTGGCGGATTTGATTTGAGTCGGCTTGAAAACCACGTAGACGGTAGTGAACGGGCTGGAAGCAGGAATGTCTTCGCTTACTGGCGCGGCCGTGTTGTCCAGAACGTTCTTTACAATAATCCCGTCGTATCCAAAGGGCAGTCGCTTCGCGCCTGCATACAACTTCGGATTGTCGAGGATGTGCTGATCCATTTTCGCCGACTGCTTCTGTAGGTCAGACCACGCCGAGTCCGGCACGGAATCTGGATCTGACTCTGAGTTGGGATACTTTTCGTTGAAATCCTGCTTGTACTCTAGGTACTCCCGCTCTTTGTCTGTTCTGTAGGTTTGTATCGTGTCCTGAGCAGTCGCGGCAGCGTCGAACCACTCCCCGCCGCCAGCGTCAATCTCCAGGGGGTTCCGCATGGAAACATAGTTTTCCATGATCTGCCCGCCTTTGAATTGGTTTGCGTAAGTCGATGCGGTTGCGGCGCTCTCGCTATGAAAGTAGGTGTCGAAGCCTAGAGCCGTAGACCAAGAGTTCTCTGTGTCCACCTTGAACTCGTCAAAGGTCGCCGCAGTCCCGTGGTAAAGAACAAGCGGCTCGCCATTTTCGTTAACAGTTTTTGAGTCGCCGAACCACTCCGCGAAAGCCTTGGCGTGCTCCGGCTTCGCGAACTTCTTTTCTGCCCATGCCTTCACTTGCGGGGATGCCTCGCCGCCCGCGCCTCCTCCGCCCTTATTCGTCGCACAGGAATTGTCGATCCCGCCACCTTCACCCGTCGGGCAGAAACCGCGCCGCTCAATCACCGCCTGCACGGCCCGCAGAATGCGGACGCACCGCAGCACGGCGTCGGCGTCTCCCTGTCGCGTTGGGCGAAAGACGGCGATCACTTACGGCGGCTCCGCGACTTCGGCTTGTCCTCGCACTCGTCGCACGGCTCCGCGGGCGTGATCGTCTGCGGGCTGTCATCCACCCACACGTCTACGTTGATGCCAGCCGCCTGGGCCGCGTCGGCCTTGAGCGTGTCGCCACCCACGAGCAACA